GCATTAATATACAACACACTGGGGGAACGCAATCTAAACAATTGCCAGAGGGATAGAAGTCGCAGCAGCAACGGCAGCGGCAGAAACGGCCTTGCGAGCAGCCGCGGTAGCCATATTCATCCCGATCCTTGCAGCTCGGGATAACAACTGTGAAGTTATGTCCTTCATGAAAGTGGCAGTATGTGCTCTCACGTCGGGGAAGCCAGCCTTCGTTTGGGCGAGGGCTGCTTGAGCGACTTGGAACCCATCATCGTCTGGGCGGACCAGATCAGCACTACGTGCAAGTCTACCAGCAGCCTCAAAGATGCCAAAGACTTCAAAGTAGACATGTTGTGGGACATAATTTGCTCCGCTAATAGGCGATGTGAACCAAACCGCCATCTGGATTGTGGTCGGGTTGGTTGCTCCGTAAGCTAACTCAGTGGGCGTGATGGAACGCCACACGAGGTGATTCCATTCTCGGGTGGCGGTGTTTGTCACAACTTGATCCAATGCCATGATATCCTGAACGGTCATGCCGAACATACTACGGTGATCAGGCGGGACAAGAGCAAAACTCATGCCACCACGATCAAGCTCAGTACCGGAGTATTTCCAGCGGATACCAATAGAGACCAATCTGAACTGGGTCTCATCAGCTGAGTAGTTTGCGGAGGTGAATGGGGAATTAGACACAGCAGCATTAATTCCAGTTCCAGCCACGGCAATGGTAGTGCCGGCAAAAGTGTTATCAGTTGCGTAGACGGAATCAATATCGTTTGTAACCAGGCAGTGGGGGCGCACGATAATGAATCCCTGTCCATTGGTGCTTGAAGTAACCATAAAATTCTTAACAAAGCACTTTATTTTCTGGGACGCAACGACTGGGAAGACCGGGATGCCCGCTGGAGTAGCCTCAAATGGATTCGCCAACGCGTTGGCATAGTCGCGAATCTCAGGTGACATGGGGCTAACACGCGGGTCGGCACCGGCGTTAAAGATCTGTTGTTGTCTTGATAGTTTGGGGTCTTTCTTAGTTGTATTACCATTGTTGTTGTTGTTTCTTCTCTTTGACGATTGTTTCGATTGTTGTCGTCGGGGTTGTTGTTTAGTACTCATTACTTACCTTACAACCCGACGACGCCAGTCGGGACTAAGCGGTAGCGACCCCCGCTACTGCAGGCGTCGGGGGTTTTGGCTCCTGAACTGACAGTGTATCACTACGCTGCCGCTTACGTCTCCCTCTCCTTCTCCTCCTCTTGAAACCCACCTGCTTGGACGCTTGGCCACCCGTATCTCGCTTGGGGGTTCTATTGATGTCCAAATTTCGAACTTGCGCGGCTAATGGGCCAGGATCGCCCGCAACTATGACTATGTCCTCGGGAGGTGCCTTAGGATCCAGGAACATCGGCATATTCAAACACTGATCCAACTGGGTCATACTATCTAAGTGTCGAATAAAAGCTTCATAGTCGAACTCGGGATACCATTGATCGAGATACGGCAAAAACAACTCAGGATTACTCTGAGGATATTGATCGTCCTTGCAAAAACATGACCACCAAGTGCGAACACCCGGGGTGTTGTACTTTTCATTATTCCAATCCAACTCGGTCATGTTTGCCAGTTCCATCACCCTAGTCACATATTGGCCTATAAGGGGGGTGTACTGGTCAGTCAAATAGAAAGACAATGCTTTCTCCTTGAGCTTTTGAAGTGGGTCGCAGTTAGCGTCGACCGTAATATGGAATTTAATCAGCTGTCTGGGCAGATCACACAGTGAATCTGGATTGCCTGCCCAAACTTCCTGGGTATAGTACCGCGATAGGAAGTTAACGCCTAAAGCGCCTCTCTCAACGATACAATTCTTGACGACTTGGCCAACCATGTCTCCAGCCTTGACAATGCCCGGACCTAAATCGGCGCTGAGCGCGTCATCACCAGCAAAGATCGCTAGCGAATTAAACGCTTCAGCATCACTAGCTCCATCGAGAACCCGACCCAGCCAATCCATGAACTTACTGGTAAGAGTGTTAAAACTTGAGGTCTCCCCCGAACCAGAGGCCCTACTCGAGCCCTGGTTATAAGCCACTCCTTTTGCAGTGAAGCCCTTGTTATCATACTGGGCAGAATGGAGTCTAGTGATCTCGGACAAGCAAGCTCCATCAAAGAGACGAAGAAGGAACTTACGCTCCAAGGAGCGCAACGCGTAACTAACTCTGCCATCCATTCGAGACGCGTCAGTACAATTGACAAAAGATTTGCTACGCGAACAAATCCTGGCAACACGTGCCGCAATCTCTCGAGGAGGGTGGCCAAATCCATACCAATCAAAACGCTTCATAAACTTGCCAACGGAACCAGTATAAGCAAGATATTCGGTTTTAATTGTTGGGTCCATAGTAGAAATATTACGCGGTGGTTTAATTTCACCGTAAGTCTCCTTCTTCATGAATGAGTTAATAACCTTCTTAGGCTCATTCCAAATGCCCCCTTTCTCATCCAAAACTTTCTGAACAGGTCGCTGGTAACCCAGCTTAACTTCTTCAAGATCCATGGGGCGCAATTTGTGTCTCTCATCATCTGGAACTAAGAGCTTCAAAAATCTATCAAAATATTGCTCTAGTTCGTCCGTCGCTTGTTGATCACTCTTTATATCAACAAGCCGCTCCTTAACGGTTGCCACGTCGTTATTGACACTGACAACAGGTGCATGGGCTCCCAAAGCAATTGGGGCCATAAAAGCACCGACACTCGGTTTACAATCATCCTCAGGGGCGTAGTACTGATAATGAACTATACTACTGTCCCGGGGAAAAACCTCGGGGTTGGCGACTCGACCATTTTCACGAACAAACGCCACTATATTAGCAGCATCAGCATCAGGCACATTTCCACAGAGATCCTTCACAGCAGATCTATAGATCTTGACACTGGAGCAGGCTTGCATATTTGCCAGAGTATGCAGCTCATCTACAGCTAGTGTAGCACTAGCGAAGGTATTTACTCGTGAAAGTGTGACATCATGGCGTTTGTTGGTTCGAATGTGGAAACTTATCCAGTCACCAACTACGGGGTTAAACCACTGCAAAGCATCCGGTAACATAAAGTAGCCCAAAACAGCTCTCAATCCCGACCAAGAACCGGTCGGGACAAAGAGGTGGACCGCAGTATGTTGTGAAACATGCCGGTGGTAGACATTATAAGATTTGGTAAAGAACCGCAAACCTATAAAGCCACCAACAGCAACCGTGTGTCGCTGGTAATTCCAAAGCTTACCAGTCCATGCATCGCTGTCAGTTGCAGAGACGACAACTTGCCCGTCCTCTGCAAAAGTCCAACCTAAGCCATAAAAGTTCCCGCAAGACGCTTTGGTTGGTGTCAAATTATAGACGACAATGGGGTTGTTGTGCTCAAGCAATACACGATTCATATCCATTCTATGATCGTTATCCTCAATATACACAACATTGTCCTCTCTAACTGTATCATTGGCAGAATTACGCTCTATACTGCTCAAATCAAGATGGGCACTGCACCCGTACTGTGTCAAGGCGGTGAAACCTAAAGCATACAGGACAAATGAGTTGCCCAGGCAACTGCGTATAAAATGACCCGCAGATTGCCGGAATTTATCTAGACAAGTGGGCCCCGGAAATACCGGAGTAGCCGTTGTCTGGAACCTCACACTAAGGGCATTATAGGCTTGCTTAGTGGAGGGAGTTATCTGGTTTGATCCCTCTAAAATGGCAGATCGAAGAGTCCTAAAGTACCGCAACATATGATGTCGGATTTCATCAGAAACTCTAAGCCCGATTGACCGCAGCACTCCTCTACCCAAGTACAAAAGAATACCTAGGCCAAGGCCAGCGCTTGTGATCACCATCAATCGGGTAGTCACAACTTTGATCGCAACACATTGCTGAAACCAATTTCGGCTGTGTGGACCTAATTGGCTATAACGTATCAACATATTAAGACTTTCCATCATGGCTATCGCCCGCCGTTTTCGATGGCGTTCGGATTATCACAGTTAATCTTCTGGTAAGGCTTGACACCTG